CCAGCACCGGACTGCAGTTACCGCGGACCTTGGTATAAGTTGGTCGCCAGTCAGCGGTGTGCAGTCGGATGACAGATAGGCATACTTGCTGGCAAAGGACGGTCGCCAACCCGTCCGGTGGTGGAAGTTCCACCGTGCCTACAGTCGCGGCCCCGAAGGTCGCACCAACTGACGATCAAGAGATCTGGCGGTGCCAGCTGGGTTGCTCGCAAGCGAGCGGGCTCGACCCGTGAAAGGGGAGCAAGCTCAACCGATGAACGGGAGCAGTGACGGTGAACGCAGTAACGGTGTGTCAAGCCGTTTCCCACCCTGGCAAAGTGGGTCACCTAACAGCGCTTCCTCCCACAGTGACCTGGCGCTACAGTCACCGAAAGATTGGCTTGCTCATTGGGAGTCCCTATTGCAAAAGATATTTATTCAGTGTCCAGTCAATAGTAAGGAGTCACTGGCTTGCGGCTCTTTGGCTCGCAAGACTGGGAAGGGGGGACATACAATGGAATGAGGCGGGGAAACTTTCTGAGTGGTTTCGCCCCGAACCGACGGGGCTCATCAGTTTTCCTTTTGAACCGAAGGAAAGAACTTACCAATGGGTGGTCACAAAATGTGCAACTGCCGATGGGACGTCCTGTCCAACGGGCAACATCCTACCTACATCCCGAGCGGCCTCATTGATGACCTTGCCGGCATAGGGCTTAATGAAATTCCACGCCTTATTGGCGGCCTTGGCGATGTCACGCCAGTGCAAAGGATTTTCATAAAAGAAGGGCATCTGCTGGCAAACAGCCTGTACAGTCCTCAAATCTTCCAGTGAACCACGGGCAACCGCGGCTATGTACTTGGGATTGTCAGTGCGTACCTCAAGATGAGTGCCCATCTGGATTATGAGCTGTGTGCCCGCTTCACTATCACCTGGATATATGAAGCTCATTGGCCTTCTAGATGCGTAGAAGACAGTGTATTGCTCCAGTGTCGGAACACCTGGAACAAGAGCAATAGTGTCAAACTGCCGTTGCACGGACTGAGTGAAATGGTAATCGCGGAATAGCATAGCCTCCTGCTCAGGAGGAACATATGCATAGCAACCATTCCGCAGTGGTCCCAGGTATCGGACAGCTGGAGCAGCCTCCGTGACGCGATCATAAAAGGTTGGATTGGACACATCAGCAATGTCAGCAGACTCCAAGCGTGCACATGAAATCTTACCTTCCAAATCCAAAACCTTGGTGATGTTTGAAATCAATGTAGCACACGCAGTCATGCGTGTGTTATTGTAAACATCCTCCGAGAATTGGGGTGGGAGGGGGGTGCGAAGAACAGACGAATCGCCAGGCACGAAATCCAATCTACCACTGCCAGATATTAGATGCCCAGACTCGAAAATGAAGTCCATGGACAGCTGTGTGGCTGGAGTGGTGACGGTGTTTACGACGTTAATCGCCGCCACATAAAAGCCTGGACGTAGCAGCAAATCTTCAGTGTTCCCGACGTTAACCAGTCGCACTGGGTCGGCATTCGTACCACTGACATGGGAGCTATAATCCGCCCCAGCGATGAACTCTCCAGTGCTTGAGAGGCGTAGGAAGACAACCCGCGCCTCATAACCACCTGCCGCCGCACCATACGGAGTGACCCGAATTTTCACGCCGGAATCAAAGGGCAGGAAGAATGCAGATCTTGGTGGATTAGCCGGTAGTGGAAAGTTTTGCACGGTAACATTGAGAGGACCCACCCCGAGGAAGGAGGGGCAGACGCCGGCCGAATTAGCCAAGCAATTAATGCTTAACCAAGTCAACGTCTCATAACCCGAGCCCGGCGCAGCTGACTCATTGAAAGTTTCAATGTTAATGATATTGCTCCACAAAACGTCAGTCTTCACAGTCGTGATCACCATTGGAACACCGGGTTGGCCGGTCAAAACCATCGAAGGGCGATGAGTCGTAACCTGAGGTGCCGAATCAGCCGCAGCCGGTGTCCAATCGATGTCTTTCTTGAAATGAAAAGTGGCAGTTCGTGAAACATCAGCAGTCGGCAACCGGAGGATCGCGTTATCCAGAGGAAGGACTATGGGCATGAGAATCCGTTGTCGGATTTCATTCTTGATGCCGTGAGCTTTAGCGCTTGTGACAGACATCACCCCTGCCTTAGCAATCTGGTAACCCTGACTTCCCGTGACGGGTAGGGGCCGAGGCGTTGTCGTCCTTGCTGACGCCTTCGCCTTGGCCTTATCCCGAGCGGATTGCTCCGCCCGCCGCCTCTTCTCAGCCTTAGTGATGTTTGCGCTCATGGTTAGATGAAATCACTCGGTTAAAAGGTTAGACCCCGTGCAGAGCAAAGCGGGCGTGCGAGTGCGTGCGTGCCTACATTGCGTCCTGTTTGACAAAGGCTTCCGTTGCAGGGTGATCAACCATGAACGGAAAGCGAACGACACCATTGATCAAGCGGACCAGATCACGTAGCGTTTCGCCATCAATGTCATACCCGGCTGCAACATAGTTGAGTGTGTCGACATCGTAGTCAGGAACGCGTCCCGTGCGTTCAGACAACTTGTGTCGGGCTTCTGGGTCCTCGTAGGGCGTTTTCTTGCTCCCTTTAAGGACCTTGCACACCTGCCTTCCCATGTCACCAAGAATGGGCACATGAGGATAGCAGCGTGCCTCCATGTCGGCCACACCGTGTAGCCAAGCGTACGGGTCACCGCCCTTGTATATGCACCAGTGATGCTTATACAGTCGGCGACCCAACGTGGGCCCCCAATACCAACGACCAGCGACGGGGTATGGGCGCTGGCCCAAGAAGACACAGCGGAAAGGGTTCTGCGACAGTTCACTCTTTGTTGAGTCGATCATAAATCCGAATGACCTGATGTGCGAGCACAACAGTTCCAGATGATTCTGGGTAAAAGGTACGGACATGAGCCAAAGAGAGTCATCGCCAACCACACCAAGTTTACAATCCACCTGCATTTTCCTGATCATCTGTTCGGTAACTGCCTCAACTCGCACACGGTTAAGTGTGGCAGCCATTGACACAGTAATTACTATGCCATTCAACAAGGCGTTGATCAACGCCGTGTCGTCCCGACCAGATGCGTTCATGTAATCGCAAGCGTATTTTATCCCGGTGTTAAAACCACATTTCCCCTTGGGCCGCGCCCAAATGTCAAGTATGTGCCAGAAATACTCAGGAACAGCCTGCAGGATGTGACGATAAATTTTAGTGACGCAACCTAAGGCCTCCTTTCCAATAGTCCGGTCAAACATACTATAATCCCCCATGACAAAAGTTGTCAAGCCTGGCAAAAAGTGCCTGTTGAACCATTCGTCCAACTGTTCAGGTGAAGTGCAGGCATAAAAGATGGGGCTATCTTTGTCCCAAGCCCTCTTCAGAGCAAACAAAACCTGCCTCAATGTGGGTCCTGCTAACACATGGGTGATGTCGGCCGGTCCTTGTATGAGTCTAGGTTTATAACTCTCGAGGGCCAGGAGCCCGATTGCCTCATCGACCTTGAAGCCCGGCAGTTTCTCGGTCTTGACGAAGGCAAGAAATTGATCCATTCTAAAAGCATCGGGACCAACCTCGTCATATATGGCCTTCACCCTCCTCAGTACTCGTTGCCGAGAACCGGGGAAAGCCTTCACCCATTCCTCAAAGTCATCAGTCCCATCTCGGAAATGTATCTGCTCGTCCCAAAGAGAAGAGTTCGTTCCAC